TCGTTAATTCACCTGTGCTATTGTAAGTTGCGTTTTCTTGAATTTTGTTAAGTCCAGCGCCTCGTACTTTAGCTGTCAGTTTAAAACCATCTGTAACTTTTTTTCCGTCATAAAACACTTCTACAAAGAATTTCACACCGCTAGTTTTAGCCCCTTCATACAAACCATTAATTCTTACACTAGCCGTTAGTGAATGTGTCTTTAAATCTTCAAGACTTGGCACCCACTCCTTGGGGATTTCATCTCCCAATGCGAAATAAGGTTCAGCAATCTTGAGATGCCCATTTTTATTAGTGTAAATTTTGAAAATATAATCGTCAGTGGAATCAAAGTCTCTGTAAGCTCTTAAGTTCTCTTCGATGATGAACCACTTATCTCGAGGCATACTATTGGTTATCTGAAGCGCGTAAGCAACGGCATTAGTTTTCTCATTCTTAATTAGCACAAATGCCCCGTTATCAATTGGAATATCACTATAGATGTACATCGGCAATCTTAACACCGCTTTATCGCCATTTTTAAATGAAGTTTTGGAGCTTCTAAAGTAAACTCCTAAGGACGCGACATTGCTTGAAATATTGTTGTTGATTATTTCGATTGAGTTTTTGCCGTTATAATCACCTTTATTAAACTTATAAATTCCTCCATTTGTTTTGAATGAGTTCTCATCTTTTATTTCCGAATTAATCAATAAGTTAAAATTAGGCAGCTTACCATCAATCCCTTTTACCAAAGTCCAACTATACTCACTAGGGTTAGTAGGAGGCGTCTTAGAAGCACCTGTATAAATCCCGATGTATTTAGAATTACTGTTATCCGACATAGGTTGCCCATTTGCATTATTTGAATATTTCATGTGAATATAACTGTTAGTACCGTCTTTACCTTTGAGTTCTGTTTTACGATTATTAATGATTTTATTAGTCTCTTCTTGCGTTATTTGACGTATTCCATCTGCCCCGATAGTGAGATCATTAACTAATCTTTTTGTTTCCTCTTTTGTAATAAATTCTTTCTTAATACTGCTTTGAATGCTGTCAAGCATTTTAGTAAAGATATTTTGAGTTGTTACTTCTCCAGCTTCAAACTGTTGTTTAAATGTTTTGTTTGAAATTATATCGTCAACAAACGCCTTATCAATAAGCGCAGTCTTAATTTCAGCAAAATCTAAACGCGCTTGAATTGCCTTAACCATTTCAGCCTCGGTTATTATCGTTTTAAGGCGCGCAATGTCAGCCTCGATTGCGTCAAGTATTTTAGTTCTAGTTACTTCTGGAACAGTACCACTTTTTTCAAATAATGCCTTCTTAACCTCAACTCCAGCTTTCGATTGTTCTTCAAGGTTTTTCATTTTTTCTTCGATAGCCGTTCTGTCTTTTTTAAGTAATTCAGCTAAATTTTTCTGAATTTTAAAAGCATCAACTTTAGTTTCTACTTTCTCGGTAACTGCTTCATCAATCATACTAGCTAGAGTAGTACCTAACCCTTGTTGAATTTTTCCAAACCAACTTGGATGAACGCTTTGCCGATCAGCCTTGGGCAGATAAACCGTTCAATAAAGTGTTGTTAGATCCTGCCCGTAACGGCGCACTATTTGCTTTAGATCACTTATGTGAACTCAATCCTGAATTTTACCAATAACATCTATTTCAATGTTTTCTTCTATTACATCGCAAAGAGTTGTTTTGTAATATTGTTTAGCATAGTTCATTAAACTAGCCTCATCTACTACATCTTGGTCATTTACATCTAAATTCCCCTCATAAATGTTCTTATACTTGCCTATTAACGGACTATCAACAGTAACAGCAATCACCTTATCCTTTTCGCCCTCTTTTTGAGAATTGATAGTTTTAGTGAAATGAATTCTTGTTCTTAAGTCCTTAATCGATTTTTTTTGTTGATATGATTTTAGATTTTTTTTGTACATGAATAAAGCTTCTTTTTCAACTCCTCCATTACTTAACAATCTTATATCATACTTATCTCTTATTAAGTCACCACCCCATTGACCTAAAATAGAGTGCTTATCCTTAAATAGTGCTGTTGCTACAGTTACATTTTTCAAATTAATACTGTGTGTATTTGCTATATTAGAAGAGAATGTAAACTTATGATTTCGAATAATACTACTGACAAGACTTCGCATTACTCTATCACCACTAGCATTATTAACACTTAATTCAGTGATAGAATAATTATTTAGAAGTGTAGCTACTTGATTTGCATAAATAGTAATATATCCATGATGTCTTTGGAGGTCATCAGCCAAAAGCAAGGTTTCCTCAGTTAAGTCCTCCCACATAGGATTAGTAACTGGATATTTAAATGTTAGTTGATAAGTGCTGTTTGCTTCCTGCACTATATCATCTTCAAATGAGAAATTAAGAGGGATTTTCCCATCTTTTAAGTAAATCATATAATGTACCTCCAGTTACCATATATTTTCACACCCGTCACATTTCCACTAATAGCAACACCATTTAGTCCTGGTTTTATTTCAAAAAATCCACCTCGAACACGTATCGAATTTCTAACGTTTCCATACTTATCATAAACATTTTGTTTCAAATGCCTACAATCAATGCGAGCTTTTGTATCTAAATTTAATATCATAGTTTGAGTACCTATAGTTAAACTCACTTCTCCACTACCTTCAATTTCTATAATGGGTTCTGAATTAACATTTCCTATGTTGTTAACTGTCCCACTTCTGGTTAAATTAGTTAGACCATTATCCAACACATATCTAAACGGATTAAATAGCAATTTAATAGAAACCGCCCACTTATGCAGTCCATGTTTGGTGTATTTGATATCAATTAAATCTGCAATAAATTTTGATGTGCTTAAATAATCGAATACTATTTCGTTATCGAAATCATTAAATGTTGTTATTAGTTGTGATATTTTTTCAAAATCAGAAACTGAAATTTTAAGAGTACGTTCAGAACTTTCATAACCGCCATCATGGTTTATGTATTTACCATTTGCCCCATATATAGTTCCTTCTTCTGCTACACGTTTTTTAGCAACTTGAATATCTCCTATATCAGTTACAATATAATCAGGGGTTTTAAACATCACATTATTTATTCTTATCATATTTAAATCCCCTCCCTTCTAATAAATGTCATTTGTTTATCATATGAGTTTTTCGCTAATTTAACACCATCTAAATAAGTATCATTATCTTTGTTATAGATTTTCTCCAATAGACCTTTTACATCATTTAATACCCCAACTACTTCAGTGCTTTTATCTTCAAAAGCAAAATCAGCGTTAGTCATTGTTTCAAAACTTAAATCTTTAGACACTGAACCAGTTAACTCAAAGTCTGTTATTTCTGACATAAATCCTTTGTTGATTTCACCAGCCATACTTTTCACAGTTTTCATTACACCTTTAAATCTATCAGCTAAACTCTCATCAAATCCCTCCATGATAACATTACCTGCAGGAATTAACAACTTTCTATCATAAGAAATCGGACCTTTATTTCGACGGATCCAGTCAGCAATACCGCCGACAAACTCTTTAACTTTTTCATAAGCAGATTTTAGACCATTTAAGAAACCTTTAATAATAGACCAACCAGCTTCGAATAAATTAATATCTTTTAACTTACCGAAAAACTCTTTAACCTTATCAACTGCCTCAGAAACGTTAGTTTTTAACGTTTCCCACGCCCTTTTTGCACCATCAACTAAACCATTGATTATACCAACAACAGTACCTTTTAAAGTCTCCCACGCTGTAATTGCAGCAGTCTTAATTGATTCCCAAAGACCACTTAAGAACTCTTTTACACCATTCCAAATTTCTTCGACTTTAGTTTTTATAGAATCCCATAAAACTATGAAAAACTCTTTAATACCATTCCAAACAGTTTCAATCGTGGTTTTTATAGATTCCCAAATAGTTACAAAAAATGTAACTATACCATTCCAAACGATTTCAACCGTTGTTTTGATACCTTCCCAAAGGGTTATGAAAAACTCCTTAATTCCATTCCAAGCTGTTACTATTGCCGTTGTTATAGACTCCCAAATACCTCCAAAAAAGGTAACTATCCCAGTCCAAACAGTTGTTATTGTTGTTATTATTGACTCCCAGATTCCACCAAAAAAAGTAACAATGCCCGTCCAAACAGTAAATATTACTGTTTTTATATTCGTCCAAAGGGTGCTAAAGAACTCGCTAACTCCTTGCCATGCTTGTTTTAAAAAATTAACAAAACTTTGCCAAATCTGTTTACCAGTCTCTGTTTTTGTGAAAAACCATACTAAAGCAGTAACCAACGCTGTTATTCCAACAATAATTGCAGTAATAGGATTAGTAGCTAATGCAAGGTTGAATGCTACCACTGTAGCTTTAGCTGCTTTAAGAGCAGTCATAAATCCTGAAATCAGAGTTTTTATAGTGCTTATAACTTTTAAAGCAATAAATCCAGCTAAAAGACCTGCGAGAGCAGTTTTGACAAGAGACGATGCTACGGTACTTTCTCTTAAAAATCCTGTGAATTTTTTAATCCACTCGGACACTTCTTTTACTATCTTGCTTACAAATTCAAATGCACTTCCTAGTGAACTAACACTACTTTCAGTTTCATTAATTCCTAATAAATCACCAATAAACTCACCAACGATTGAACCTACATTCTTTATCGCTTGCCAAATATTAAGAAAGGCTGTACGAATATTATTAGCAATATTCACAATTGTCTTAGCGGTGCTTTCTTTAATTCCTAACGTCTTCATCAAGTCAATACCTTTTTCTTTTGATAATGACCCAGTTATAACTCCAATAAAAGATTCTACAGCACCTGACACTTGTTTTAAATAAGTTTGAATCTTTACGACTACCTTTTCTCCTAATATTCCTTTTAATTGTTCAGCGAGTCCAGAAAATGCACCAATTATTAAAGTCGGTAAACCTTTTAAGATATTTCCAACCATTGGTAAGAAATTACCTACTAAAAATGTAGTTGTTGTTTTTGCTAATGCCTCTAAAGATGGCTTTATATCTTGACCGAGTGATAATTTACCTAATAAATTAAGAAATGATGCTTTCATAGAAGCGAACGACCCTTGTAAAGTAGTTGCCGCCTCTTTTGCTGTAGTTCCTGTAATATCTAATTCTTTTTGAATGACATGAATAGCCTCATAAACATCTGCTAAGTTGTTAATATCATACTTAACACCTGTTAATTTTTGAGCATCTGCCAACAGGCGTTCCATTTCTTTCTTAGTACCACCATAACCTAATTTTAAGTTATCTAGCATGGTGTAATTCTGTTTAGCAAATCCTTGATAAGCGTTCTGAATCATTTCCATAGACGTACCCATTTTATTTGAGTTATCCGCCATATCAACCATTGCCATATTCGCTATTTCCGCTGCTTTTGCTGTATCGCCGCCTAATGATTGAAGTAAACTGGCGCTAAATCCAGTTACATTCTCCATATAAGCATTAGCAGATAATCCTGTTGTTCTATAAGCCTCGTTTGCATATTGTTTAACTGTTTCAGCATTGTTTTTAAACAAAGTTTCAACTCCACCTAATGATTGTTGGAGTTTTCCGCCTTCTAATAATGAGGTAGCGAATAATTTACCAATTCCGGCCGCAAGAATAGCATTTTTAATTGTTGACATTAAACTATTACCGGCGCTTTGCCCGGCGCTTGTTACTTCTCCGTTTAACTCTTTTGAAATCATTCCTGATATTCCTTTAGCAGATGGCATGATTTGAACATACGCTTTTCCTAAATTAGTTGCCATATTATCCTCCTTCCTTTAATATTTTAAGTCTCATTTTTTCGAATTCCTCGCCAGTATTGAATGACATTCCTTCTTTCTCTCGAACAGGTTTATTAATGCTGCCAACAATAGACTTAGGTTGATTTCTACCTTTTTGTCCATCTTTTGTCTTAAACCAAACTAAAATGCTTAATCTATCTACAATAGATGCTAACAATAAAGTATCCATACTAACGCGTTGATTAGACATTTTTAATTTAATTCGCGAATCATCTCTTAATCCATCACAAAAAAGAGCCACCGTAATAGGTGGCAATTCTTTGTAATTATAAATGTGATAAGTTTCAGCTAAATCACAAATAACAGCATCTTCATCAGTTTTCAACATACTAGCAAGGAGTACTATTTTTTTAATTTTTTATGCGCCTCAAAAATACCCTTTAATTCAGCATTCATTTTATCAACGTCAATAGTACCATCTTTAGCTCTCAAATGATTTTTTAATTTTTCAGTTTGTTTCTTACCTAGAACTAGCTTTAAAACTTTAGGAAAAATCAAAGGATTCTCTTCCATTTCTGCAAGTGCCTCGATTAACTCATAGTTATTTAGTTTACTCTTTGGTATAGAATACGCAAATCCACTTTTAGTAACTCCTACTAAATTTTCCATTAATTGTTACCTCCTAAGCTGTGCCTTTTTTAATATATTCATAGTGAGTGTTTCCATCACTATCAGGAAACGCGTTTAATGTTGTCTCATACCCAACCATATCAGAATCAGTATAAGAAATCTCACCGACTTCCGTTACTTTTCCGTTAGGAATTACGATACGTTTCAACACCCCGCCTTTAAGTATCATTTCAAATACCACACAATGTTGAGTTAACTCTTTACTGTTAGCTTTAATAGTAATACCCGTAGCTACATCACCAGATACATTATCGGTCCCGTAAATCTCTTTTAAAACATCTACATTTAAAGACTCAATTAACGTGTAAGTGAATGTATCTGTTTTTTCAGTTTGCACTGTATCAACTATATCTCCGCCCCACGCTTTTAAATTCTCTGTATTGGCTGTATTTTCGTTGACTAACCCATCTTCCGAAACATATCCTAACGGTTTAAACGCCGCATTTAATTTACTTGTCGCATCTGTAGGAAGTGCCGTTCCTAAAGGTGCTGAAAATATAGCTCCACCTATCTTAGGTTTTGCTGATGTTACATTATTTACATCTGCCATCTTTTATCCTCCTTAATAATGATAAATATCAAAAATTGCTTGATAACGGTATCTTTTCGTCTCAGTATCAGTAAAATTATAATCACTATTTAACTTAACCTTTGAGACTTCTGATATTGTTATCAAGTTATACATTAAATTTTTTATTTTTTCGTTTAATTTTGCTGCTTCAAACATTGACTCAGCGTAACTTTGAATTGCTACTGTTGATGAATTTAAAAAATTTTCTCTGGATCCACTTGTTTTTTGTATCAATATGAACTTTTTAGGTAGGTTTTGTTGATGCTCAAATACAATAGGAATTTCTAATTTTGTTGACAAGTAATTTTTAACAATAAGTTCAATCATTATCTTAACGCCTTTAATAATGTATTATTTTTGTTGTTATCTCGAATAGCTTTACGAGATTTAGTTTTAATACTAATGTTGGCCCTATTTTTTCCTGTGAATGTACTGATTTCGTATCCGTTCCCTGCTCTCTCTTGTATAGCTTTAGCTTTTTCCTTAAGTAAAGCAACCATTTCAGGACTTTTCATAAGTTCAGCTACTCCAGCACGATTTAGCATAAATTTTCTACTCATATCGTTCTACCATTACTTTTTTGTTCCAATTTAACGGAATCATTGACTCAATACCTTGTTGAGGTATTCCTATTGTTTTCCAACGCTTCCCAAAGAATACAACTTCTTTATTTTCCCAAACATTAGTGTCGCCTTTTGGAATACCTAAGGTATATTCAGCTTTCTTTCCAGTTAAATTTACGCTGTTTGTAATGTCGTCTGTAGATGCAGGAGAAACTAATACATTTTTAACAGTAATTTCTTTTTCTTCAAAAATAGGACTATTAAAATCATCAACCCCAGTTTGTATTGTACTAATTAACAAAATATCGATACCTTTAATTAATACCATATAAATCAATTACTCCGTATCTTTGTTTCTTAAACCCTAACCTTTTAAGTTCACTATCTTTAATAAACAGACCCCCTCCAGGAACTAAAAAAGAGCCTGATACAGAATAACCAAGAGCAGACTCAGCATACTGAGTCATAGGCTCTTGATCAGTAGAAGTCATAAGAGTTCTTGCCACAATGTCAACTACAACAGACTTAACAAGATAAGAATAACTTTCATCCTTAACTAATAAATCTAAGTCTTTGTTAACTTTTTTAGCCTCTACCCTTAGCACATGAGATACAGTATTTAACAGAGCGTTAGCTCGACTTACCTCTTTTTCTTCGAGATCTCTCCATAAATTTTTTAAATCATCAAGTGTAGCAAATTTCTCAAGTGTAGTCATGTTACACCTCTATTCTTCGTCAGATTCCCCTGACTTAGTTTTTTTAGTCGGAGCTTTAATTTCTTCTACAAGCTCCCAATCTCCTGATAGTTCACTTTCTGTTAAGATTTCTACTTCAGTTTCTTTATGTCTATATTTATACATAGAATACCTCCTACGCTTCTTCTACACGTGCGAATGCTTTTTCATCAAGAATTCCCCATCCGATAAATGCCTCTGTACGTAGTAAGATTTCATTGTATGCTTTTAAGTCACGTCCTGTTCCGTCTGGATCTCCGTATTCAATAATTTCCATAGGAATATTCTCAGCATACCCCCATTTAAATCTATTTTGGAAATCACCTACGATAGCGTGATTTTTCTTACCTTTTCCACCTTGCGCAGTTAAAGTTTTATTAATATCTAAATCCATACCAAAGAAATTATTTGGACGTTGTCCGAATCTAAATTCTGGATATTTAATATTATCAAATTTATCTTTAACCTTAGACATTGCTTGACCGCCAACTGATGACATTGCAATTCCTGTTACTTCATTATCAGTTGCGACAATAGTTTGAACTGCTGTGTCAATATTATCATCAATTGTAGTAGCTGTATAAGTAACAACATTTCCAGTTACTAATCCATCAAATGAGTTAGTATCTTTAAAACTTGCATCCGTTAAAGATTTAGGTTCTAATCCATGAATAGCTGCGATATCGAAAGCCTCTGCGATTTTCTTAGCAAACCCGTCAGCATAGTGTTTTAAGAAACTTAGTTTTTTCTCTTCCGATGCATATTTAAACTCATCTGTAATACGTGCTTGATATAAGAATTTTAAAGGTAATCCTGCTATATCAGAACAAAGTAAGGAAAAATCTAGTATACAATTTAATTTAAATAAGGAAAGTAGCCTAATTTACTATGATGTTTTAAGGGAT